GACGTCCTCCCGGATGTACCGGTGTTCCAATGTCAGCGATTCCCGCCATTTTTCACTCTTGACCAGATCGGTGTGGGCCTTCCGACCGTACATCCACTCGTTTTCGCTGTTTTGATCGTAGTGATCGGAAAAGGGATAATGATGAGACCGGAACCCCAATGCCTTTCGCAACGCAATCCGCTCGTCGTCGTGGGCAAGGAGCAGCTTTTTTACCGACGGGGTCGTCCCCTCGTTGTGAATATCCCATTTCGAAAGATGCTCGATGGGACCCGTGTTCAAAAGGACCAGAACGGAATGTATGATGGGACCGACGTTGAGAAGCGCCACCGACAGCTCTCAGAGACCGATGAGCTCATTGCCAAGGTCTTGAAGGTTTCGGAGGTTGCGCAGATTGCTCGCATCGAAGTCAACCTGCGCAAATTCTTTTACGCCAAATGGAAAGCACGCCAAGCCCAAGCGGTGAAAAAGGCCGTGGCTATGGCGAAGCAGCTCAAAAAACACACAGAAATTGCCAAAGCTGTCCATGAAATAATGGGCAAATGGGCTGATGATGTAACAGACCATGCGTTGAAAGAGCAGGCACGCATATATCGGCTCGCTCGCATTGCAGGTTGGAAGAAAGCCACCCGACAGACCAAGGCCAGTTTGAGCTATAACACCCCCAATATGACAGAGTTGGAGGTCCAGAAGGCTGACTTCAGCCTCAATCCCAGTTTCGACCTCGTGGATGCTGAGGCCGTAAAGGCGTTGAACAAGCAACAGATGTTTTGGATTGGCAAGCACTACGGCAAGAGTGTGAGCCAGGGCATTTCTGATATCACGCGCCAATCGATGATCGAGGCCGGAAGCAGCCGGACAGCGGCCGGAGCGTTGATTGGGAAGCACGTCAGAGACAAGCTCAGCCGTGTCACAACGCCAGCCGGTTTCTCCGGAACATCCGCTCAATACTTTGAAGGTTTGGCGGCTAACGCCGCCACCGTGGGGAGGGTGCACGGCCAGCTGCGCAGCTTCATAGATGTTGGAATCACTCGGTACACCATCGCCAACCCGGGTGGGAGTAGAACCTGTGTGGCGTGCGCGCACCTACAAGGCAAGGTGTTCACGGTGCCACAAGCTGCCAACCAGATGAAGATGGAGTTGGAAGCGTGGTCACCAAACGACATCAAGAGAATACACCCCTGGAAGACGCCAAATCAGATCAAAGCGATATCGCCAAAGGCAGGACCGCTCCCAGGCGTTGCGGGCGCTAAGGATGCGCAGAACCTAGCGGCCTCCGGTTTGGCCTATCCGCCATACCACTTCAGATGTCGGTGTACCATCGATGTTGACACCACCTCATCTACCTTCGCTGGTTTGGCGCCGGTCATACCGATCAGGCAACCGTTGCCACCGAAGAAACCACCGCTCAAGAAACCACCGCCCAAGAAACCACCGGTGAAGAAACCACCGCCCAAGAAACCACCGCCCAAGAAACCACCAGTGAAGCCTGGAGGGTTAGGACTCAAAATGCCCACAAGGGCGGAGGCAGGCCCGTACAATAACAAAGTGATGGGTGATTCGCTTGTGGAATATTCAAAGAAGCCTATGACAGGTGGTTCAGCGGCATTCAGGGTACGGGCTCAGCTTAATAATTTGTTGGAAGAGTATGGAATGCGCCCTTATGATCACGTGTTCAAACGCCATGCCAAGGACTTTCTTTTGGTTGAAAATTGGGTTGCGGAAGGGGCGCTTGGATACCATGATTGGGCTGGTAAGATTGCGTTGAAATCTGATGCATTCCAAGCTGCAACTCGGTTTTTCAGCCAAGGTAGTGTGAAGACTGGAGCAACCAAGGGTGCTAAAATATTGGTCCACGAAGCAATACATGGTTGTTCACCTATTGCTCCATCTGTGTATAATGGTGCCGGAGCGGTAATTGAAGAAGTCACCACAGAGGTAGCAGCTAGGCATGTATTGAAAACAAAGTTTGATTTATTGGCTGTACCCAAAAAAGAATATCAAAATGTCATCTCCAAGACGCAACGCCTCATAGCGGATAATATGGGTTACAGCAGCAAATACGGTTCATCTGCAGGATACACAACAGCTGGCGAAGCGTTGACCAAGGCGTCTGTATCGATGAGAGGTGGCGAGTTGACGATGATCGTAAAGCCTGATGATTATGTTGACTATTTTGTTAAGCACATTGAGCCTGCCAAAGGTATGAGCGCGGCCGCTGCTAAGGAAGCTCGCAAGAAGCTGGCCAAAGAGTTGAAAAAGTTGGAACCGGATTGGTTGTAAACGTGGCGATCAAATTCAGTGACATACCTCGGAATGACACCATCAAAGCGCTGTCGTATGCGGAACAATTGTTGAAGACAGGGAAGTGGAACCCTGATGCTGGCCAAATGCTTCTCATGCTTCAAGATGACCCGGATGAGCTCAAAGCGTGGCTGGGAAAACTCCTTGACGAGCACAAGTCCAAAAAGCAATCCAAATAGCCACGGCGCATTCCGGCGCAATCTCTGTTCCAAATCCATTCATCACTTCCACCTGTAACATCGCTTCCAATTATTAGGCGCTCCAAGACGCTTCCAGCTACGATATGGCCATGGAGCAGGGAGCCGCATAATGGCACGTCGATGTATGCCAGCAGCTGAGAAGGGGCTGCGCCCAGTCAACAAGACAATCACCTCTGCCGACCTCGATGAGTCAGGCAAACTGTATCCAGCAAAAATGCCCAAAGGCTCCGGACTGCTGGATGAGAAGAAAAAACCCAAGGTGGTGAAAGCCACCGATGATGAGGTGGTTGAGAAACGCATCTATGTTCCTTTGCTGAAGGCGAATGCTGAGCAAAGGACAGTCACCGGTATCGTGCTCCAACCGGAAGTTGTGGATGGCCAAGGCGACATCATCGGCGCCGAAGTCATAATGAAAGCAGCGCACAATTTCTTGGCCGCCTTCAACAAGGCGACCAAGCTCGGGTTGATGCACAAGGACTTCGCCAAGCGTTTTGAGCTGTTGGAGTCCTATATAGCACCGCAAGACCTTGTGATCAACGATAAATTGGTGACGGCTGGCTCTTGGGTTATGAAGGTCAGAGTCAAAGATGACAAGGTTTGGAAGGCGGTGAAGGAAGGCAAGATCACCGGTTTCAGCATCGGTGGCAAGGCGAAGGTTGTGAAGGTTGCCGCATAACCGGAGGCGAGATGCCCAAGAAACCAGCACGCAGATTTTTGGAACTCAAGGTTGGAGAGGTATCCTTGGTGGATAGTCCGGCCAACGAGACTGAATTCCATGTTGTTAAACGGCTAGATCAGGAGGATGTGGACATGGCCGATGTGAACACCGAAGTGGCGGCAAATGAGGCTGTCGATCAAACCACCGAGCCTGGTCACCAGGCCGAGCAGGTCCAGGTTGAAGTCAGCAAGGCAGCTGACAAGGCTGTCGAGGATGCGATGGCCAAAGTCACCAAGCTGGTTGAGACCATCACCACCAAGGCGGCCGAACAACCCGCTGAAACGGGTGAAGAGGCAACGGCCGAAGGTGAGGCTGAGACTGAGGTGGACGTGGAAAAAGGTGACATGCGGGGCAAGTACAAGGCCCAGCTTGTCGCCAACGGCGTCAAGAACAAGGCCTTGGAAAAAGCCATGGCTGAGTTTGACAAGGCATTCCCGATGTTCAGACCGGGCAAGGCCGGTGGCAAACCACCGCTCGCCAAAACTCAGAAGAATACCGAAGGTGAACAGGCAACCGAGCCCGAGGACAACGAAGCAATGATCACCAAAACCATGGATGCGCTCGTGGAGGGCATTCAGAAGGCGAAGGCGTTCACGCCCAAACGGCAAGAGACGCTGAAGGCAGCCATCGAAACGCTCCAAGACCTCTTGAAACAGGTGTCAATGAAAGAGATACCCACGGGCGGCAACCCCAAGAATCCGCTGCCCAAGGGCACCGCGTTTGGGGAGTCTGGTGTCATCGCTCTCACCAAGCGGATTGAGGAGCTGACCGAAGCTCTCAGCAGCTCGGTCGTTGAGACCACCAAATCGCTCTCTGAGCGTGTGGAGGCCATCGAAAAAACACGTCAACCGTCCACCTCTGTCGAGGGTGACGGCGTGACCGAAACCAAGACCGAAAAAAGTTTCTGGAGCGGCATCCTGTAGCTGACCGGCTGGGAAGCCACCACTGTTCAAGGTTCAGGAGTAACAGAACCTGGTGAAATTTCACACGGAGGAAAGTCATGGGCGTTTCCAATGAAGAGCTGGTCCAAAAAGCGCTAATCGTCGCAGATGACCTGGCCAGCAGCGGTAAACTCAACCCGGCGCAGTCTGATCGGTTCATCGATTATGTCATCGATGAAACCATCCTGAAGGACAATGCTCGCACGGTCCGCTTCAGGAATGAGTCACTGGAAATCGACAAGATTGGCATCGGACGCCGAGCGGCCGTGCCAAAGAGCGAGGCACGTGACCCAGGTGTGCGCCGGGGTGTCAGCACCTCCAAGGTCACGCTCACGCCGAGCGAGATCATGGTGCCATTCGAGATTGGCGATAACTTCCGTGAGCTGAACATCGAGGGTGATATGGTTGAAGACCATGTCATCCGGATGTTCGCCACGCAGCTCGCCAACGACATGGAGGAACTGTACATCATCGGCGACACCCTCGGACCGTCACAGGCCGAAGGTGATTTGGTGGACAACGGCTCGGCCACCGACCACATCAAGGACACCTATTTGGCTCTCCAGAACGGGTGGTCCAAGTTGTCTCGGTCCGGCCATATCGTCGATGCGGCCGGCCAGAACATCGGCCTCAGCCTGTTCAGCCAGTGCATCCGAGCGATGCCGACCAAGTTCAGGCGCAACATCAAAGCGCTTCGCTGGTTCATGTCGCCAGACCTGTACCAGATTTACTGCGAGAAGCTCTCCACACGCGCAACCGCGCTCGGTGACGCCTCCGCAGGCGGCACGATGCACACGCCATTCGGCATACCGGTGGTGCCGGTGCCATTGTGGGCGTTCCAGCCGCTGACCGTTGAGCACATCCAACTCACCGGTCTTGGCAGTCACGCTCTGCTCAATGGGCCAATCACCGATGTCGTGGTGACACCAGAAGGCTTGGCCTCCACCCCAACCACCCCGTATGTCGAGAACACCGACTACACGGTGGATGAGGCGGCTGGCACCATCGCCAGATTGGCAGGCGCGATTGGCGACGGCGACACCGTCAAGGTGACGTACAAATCCAATCCGCAGCTCATCCTCACACATCAGAACAACTTCATCGTGGGCATCGGCCGTGATGTGCGTATCGAAAAAGACCGCGACATCTTCAAGGGTGTCAACCAATACGCCATCACGGCAAAGGTGGCCGTCCAATTTGAGGAGGCCGATGCCATCGTCAAAATGAGAAACATCGGCACTGGCGTATAAGTGCTGGTGTCTAGGCGCTGGGCCGAGCGAGCGGCCCAGCACCTAACATTGCCATTGATTGGAGGACTCAAGGATGGCATTCGCAAGAGCAAGAGTTGAACTGAAGGGCAGTCTAAGCCACAGCGGTGGGCCTCGTTTCTTCAAGAAGGGGTTGCCTCAAATCCTCACAATTCCAAGCCACATCGAGTATTACCAGGCTGTTGGAGGCTTCAGCGTCACGATGCTGGGCAACGCCAAGGCCAAAGCCGCACCACCTCCACCTGTTCCGGTGGAGGAACCGAGCGAGGATGGGTTGATGGAGGCCGAGCTCAAGAAGATGAAAGTGGCTGAGCTACATGAGGTGGCCAAAGAAATGGGCTTGGAGATTGAGCCGGACGCCAAGAAGCTAGCCTTGATCAAGGCTATTCTTGCCGCCCAATAACCACAAGCTGGAGGCAACGACTGCCACAGGAGGATGTTTCAGATGCCAATCATTCGTACACCTGTCGGAGCGCTGCCGACCGATGCCGTGGAAGGCTTTGCGGACGGCTGTGAGCGCTCAGTCAAAGGCGCCTTGCATTTCAAACCCAATTCGACCAAGGTTATCACCAAAGGCGAATTGGAGCACATCAAGGTCAAGTATCCAGACCTGTTCAAGGTCTTGATCATCGTGGCTCTTGATGAGAACAAGTTCAAGGGGCACGCCAAGATGGCAGCCGAAGCGAAGGCCAAGGCTGCGGTTGGACCAGAGAGAGCTTCAGGCCGGCCAACGGCGCAACAACGCAAGGCGGCAAAGAAAGCGGAGGCGAAAGCGCCACCGCTGAAAATGTCCAATTCCAAAGCGAAGGCTGCGCCAGAAACAAAGCCAAAAGACAACGAGCCCAAGAAGGCCGAGACCAAATAACACCTCGGGCGCCTTCAGGCCACATTCCTTGTTTGGCAGCTGCTCAAAGGGGAGGCCATCCTGCTCAAAATTCATACCAGCGATGGCCTCACCGAGTGCTTCAACCTAGATGAAGCAGACGATTGGCGCGACAAACTCAAGAGCAACAAGGTCCAGGAGCGCATAACTGGCCTTACGCTGACTCAAGTCTGTGGGGGCAAGTTTAGATGCGTGGAGTGCAGAAGGTCGCACAAATTGGTGTGCTCTCGTTGCGGGAGGCGTGAAAATAAGGCTGTCTGCGATAAAATTGCCCAATTCTCAGTCAGCAAGCCAGATGGATTTGACAGCGTGTATTATCATGTTGAGAGATTGGAGCCAGGGGACACCCCAGGCGTCAAAGGCGCCCAAAGAATAACATGTTTCATTGACGAGATACGACTCACATTGGTGGTACACGACGGCCAACCATCAGCGCGCATAACTTTGAGTCGAGTGGGAAAACAACGCTATAATCCACTATCAGAGTAACCCGCTGTTATTCAGGAGGTTAGCGGATGGTTTCTTTGCTCAGACTTGACCAAATCTACAAGCCGGATACTTTCGATGACACCCTGAACGCAGCAAGCGTTGCAGGCATCGAAGGTTCTGCCGTTGACATGGCTGACTACCACGAGGGCTTGATCTCACAAATCAAGCGTCTCATCCACGGCAGTGACGCCGGCAACTGGCATGATGACCCGGCCACCGTTTTCACGACCTCGGCCACGTTGAAAGTGTTGGAGGCGCGCTCCACGCTGGAATCAAAGTTGGCGTTGGGATACGTGCTGAATCTCAACGACGTCACCGTGGCCAACGGCCAAAACTGGCAGACCTTGACCGGTGTCACCAAGCCATCGCAGGTCATCGCCATCAGCAACAGCAATCAAGGCGCGGTGGTCGCCCAGCTTGCTGGTGCGATTGGGTCGCATTCTCTCACAGAGAACAGCGGCTCAAACACGCTGAAGCCCAAGAATCTGTGCCAGGTGTTTGACGGGGCAACCGGTGACCCCATCTTGTCATCTGGTCGCAGGGTGTACGCCTTGCTCCAGGTAGGCTCGGCAGCCACCGATGGCAACAGCTTCGGTGACAGCGGCAACGACCAAGGTCAGCTCAGCTTTGTGCGAGCCAATTCGACCTACGATGACTTGGAGGCGTGCCCGGTTGGCGCGCTCTACCGGGACGAGGATACGGGGGCTGTGTGCCTGCAGGCCGCTGTCTGCACGGGTTGTGGAGCGTGTGTCGAGGCCTGTCCCTTTGGGATGGCCCGGCTCCACCCGCAGACGGGCCTGTCCACGATCTGCGACCTGTGCAACGGACAACCGGCCTGCGTGGCCCGCTGCGCGA